CACCGCCACCGCCGCCGCCGCCTCCGTAGTTACCTTGAAGTGCATTACTTCCAAGAGATGTAGCAAAGCCTAATGGACCACCAGTAATACCTCCTACAATAGGGCCTACGTAAGGTCCAATACCTGGAATTGCGCCAGCAACGCCTGAAGCTATGCCACCTACGCCGCCTACTACGTCACCTACAAAATCACCTATTCCGCTAACTACACCACCCATAGTGTTCTCCTTAGCCTAATCTATTTCTAAATTTGTTTAACTGTAATCCACCTAGTCCACGTTGTTGTGGGGGTTGTGGCATTGGTGTTTGTGCCGTTACTCCATTATTATTTACAGTCCCATAAGTTCTAGGATTTGGGTTTCTATAGAAAGGCATGTTTGGCGGGCGCACTTGACCTGGTTGTTGACCAAAACCTTGTGGAGCCATCGGTGTTGACAACATAGGACGTCTAGTTAAACCTCCTATTTCAGCTTGTGTTGGAGCCACTTGACCTGGAGCTAATTGTTGACCAAAACCAAAAGGCATTGAACCCATCATATCGTTACCTTGTCCTATCATTCCTCTTCTTGCCCGCTCTTGCGCGCTTACCACATTGTTTGCTATAGTTTGTTGGCCTTGATTAACTTCATTTACATAATCTTGATATGTATTTAATGATGGCCCCCCCGCCGGATTAACAAAAGTTGTATTGGGGTTAGCTGCTTGCATTTCATTTTGTCTTTGTAAAAACCCATTAAAATCTGCTTCCGACATCATATTAGTTGCTGGTTGATATGGAGCATTAACAAAAGGTCTTGGTCCCACATCAGTGCCTACTGGGTTAAACCCTGGATAAGCCCCTATTGGAGTGCCTAAATTATCCATCATAACTCCTGTTATTTTACTAAATTCAGGAGAAGAAAAAGGTGTGTTATTAGCAACCAATGAATTTATTTGATCTAGTCGCGGCTGTTGTTGTTGTTGTATTTGAGCAAGTTGTTGAGGTGTATAAGGTATCGCACCCGCTTGAACTTGTCCCGGTTGTTGTGGTAGACCTGATGGGGGTAGTCCTGTAGGCATTTGTACGCCTGGAGGTAGTTGTGGCCTAGTATTTATTGCATTAGAAAAAAAGCCGCCTGGATTTGAATTAGCTGGCATTGTTTGATTTAAAGCATTAGAAAAAAGGCCGCCTGGATTTGAATTAGTTAATCCTGGTTGTTGAGGCCTAGTATTCATTGCATTTTGAAGTTGTGGATTATTTGCTATTCCGCCCATTACACCATCCTACCTTTTGTTTTACCTTTTGTAGCACAACCATCCGCACGTTTAGATGCAGTTGATCCACCTTTTGACATGCATTTAACTTTACCACCTTTTTTCTTACCTTCAGGTACAAATTTAGTTAAGCCACTATATTTACTTAAAATTCCTGGCTCTTCTTTCCCTGCAGCTTTTGCCATAACCTTTCTTACTGGATCTAATGTATCATTTATTTTTTTATCAACTTTTTTAACTCCTGATACCATATTATCGACGTCTGATTTAAAAGTAGGTTCGGGTGTTGATCCGCTTGATTTAACTGGCAACGGACTTATTTCTTTTTGCTTTTGTTTTGCTTCATTTATTTGCCTATCAGTAATACCTGTATCATAAAGATCTTTTAATTCACTTTGATAGTCTTTAGTTTTTTTAGCCATGATAGTTCCTTAAATAATCTTGCCTTTTGTTTTACCACGAACAGCAACGCCATTAGCTTTAGCAAGTTGACCACCTTTAGAATAACCACAGCCTTTAGTCATGCCGCCTTTTTTCAATAAAGTTTTGATTGGTGTATATGGTTGACCGCTAACACCGCTTGCCATTTTGGCAGCAGAGTTAAAAGCTGCACCAATTGATCCAGTTTGAGTTGGAGTTGGATTAACATAAGGTATTGCGTTAGATTTTTTTCCCTCATCTCTCATATTTGTTTTTGATTGCATTGCTGGTCCACCCATAGCCATTTTTTTAGCCATCCCGCCTTTTTTAAGTGCTAACTTAGTACCTTTACCACCTTTGTGTTCTTGTGCATCGTGCTGCTTAAATGCTTTTTTGATCATAGCCTTGTCTTGCGTTTTGTCCATCTTTGTATCTTCTTTCATATCTGATTTAGCCATACCGCCTTTTTTCATGTATCCCATTTTATTTCTCACTTCCGTTGGTAATTTTGATAATTCAGGATTGTCACTTGAATCTACTGCCTTTAGTGATCCACCTGAGCCAAACTTCTTAGTTTTATCTGCTTTCATAAACTCTTCTCCTACTGACTTTGATATACCAACTTTCTTAGCGAAGGCTGGGTTGTTAGCTACAGCTGCCATTAAGTTGTGTTGTTTTTTAGATTTACTTGGCATTACGTTTCCATTTTACACATTTAAAACAATTACAATCTGGGAAGTGATTAGGCTTTTTTAGCTCAACTACTTCTTGCTTTGGCTCTATTTTATATGGGATTTCTTTTACTTCTTCAATAATAGCTTCAACCATTGCTTCAGTTGCTTTATCTTTAGTTCTAAGTGGTTCTTCAAGTTGTTTAACATCTTGTTTCCTTTTCTTAAATATTTTGTCTATAAAGGCTTTCATATTATTTACCTAGCCAATGAGTTACCATCCAGCTTATAACGCCTGAAAGAATAGTGGCAATCGCAATAAATACTTTCCATCCGCCTTTAATTTCTTCTAATGTCTTTTCAATACTATCAAGACGTTTTTTTAGTTGGTTCATGTCTTCCATAATAGTATCTACGTCTGATTGAATGTGTTTAATTTCAACACCATGTTCTGCTAGTTCGCGTTCTGCACTCATTTGCAATTCCACCTTTTTAGTGATGCGGCTTTCCTAGTAGGTCTACCTTTTTCATCTTTCATAGGACCAGACATACCAGACATTCTAGCACAAAACGACTTCTTACGAGCGCCACCTTGTGGTTGAGGAGCCTTTAGGTTTGAACCTGTAGCTGCGTTATACTTTGCACGACCTTTAGCCGTGAGACCTGCACCTTTCGATACAGGAAGTTTCTCACCGCGTCCGATTGCTAAGGATACTGATTTCTTAGCCATAATATATTTGAGCAGATTCTACGTTAACCATATAAGCATAAACACCCTGATCTATCCGCACGCCTTCGCCTGGAATAATAGGAGCATTATTGTATGTGTCAGCTGCAGAAACATTATAAGTTAATATCCATTTTGTAGAATATATTGCTACTGGAGAAGCTGTGATTGTTCCAGTATTGATATCAGTTAAAGTAAAAGTATCAGCGCCTGTTCTAGTAATTGTGTAATTACCGTCTGTAGCTGCACCGCCTGTACCTGATTCAAAATGAATACCAATAATATCACCTGTATTTAATCCGTGAGCTGTTTTTGTAACAGTTACAGTTGTACCTGAACGACCATAGGTAACACTAGATGAAACTGGCGTTGTTAATGTATCAAATAAAATTACATATCCCGCAGTAGCTGTACCTACATATGACACACCTTTAACACGTGTTGCAAATTTTACTAAGTAACCGCTTTGGTCAATGTGAGCTTGTTTTACATCATATTGCATACTCATAATTAATCTCCTTTGTTTAGTGAGGGAGCTAAGTGCCCCCAGTGATTAATTATACGCCTGCGCTGAATGGTGTAACTACAGTGCCAGAACCAATAAGACCACCGCTAATAATAGCAAAGATACCTGAAGCAACGTCTTGTAATCGCACGAATGAACCTGCAACGCCGCCTGATGTAGTGCCGTTCATAGTGATAGTGTCAGAAGCTGGAAGTGTACCAAATGGAGTACCTGTAGTACCTGCAACATTTAATGTACCGCTAATTACGTCTGTTGCATTAGCAACTTTAATAATATCGTTATTAGATGTAACTGTTGTTGTAACTAAGAATGTATATACAGCGTTTGAACCTGTAGCTGCTGGTAATGTAACTGTAACGCCAGCTGCACGACCTAAACCAACGATTTGACCATTGTAAGCATCTGCTGTAACTGCTAATGTTGCTGTTGTAACTATTGAATTAACGCCTGTGCCTGTAATAAAACCAGCTGTAGACGTCACTGGACCCGAAAAGGTTGTTGATGACATAATAGAATTTCTCCATATAGAGTTAAGTTTACTAGTCTTATATGCGTCTGCCGGGACAGTCTAATAAACCGGATATACCCGGATAGGAGAATCATACTACAAAAACAAGTAAAAGCAAGTAATTATATAAAGAAAAACCCCTATTTCTAGGGGTCTTAGTCGTACTTAAAAACAATTATTTGTTCATTACGTACATCGTCACTTCAAAGCCAAATCTCATTTCTGTAGCTGCTGGAGTTGTCCACATAATAATTTCCTTTTAAAAGTTATACACACTGTGTGTATGACTACATATTACTCCAAAGATTTGCCTGTGGAATACGTAAAACCATGAATTACAGGCAAAGAAAAACCCAGCCGAAACTGGGTTAATCTGGTAGTACGTAGCCAAACGCAATTAAGCGCCTGGTGAACCCCACATACCGAGAGGATCTGACCAACCAAATGAATAACGTTCACGAGCCTTATATCTAACATTGCCTGTGTCAAAATCGCCATCCATAGAAGTAGATAACGGAGTACGCACAAAGTGTTTCATACCGTTAGGTACATCAGTTGTTAAGAAGTAAGCATCTGGATCTGTCAAGAAGTGGTTAACTGTGTAACCTTCTGGAATAGAACCATTGTTCTTAATCGCATTGATATCGTTATCAGCTGTTGAAACACGTAATTCAGTTTCAAGCAAACGAGTTGCAACGAATTGATTACCTGGTGGAACAATTAATTTACGAGGTTGAGAAGCGATTAAAAGACCACGCTCATCAGTCCAAGCAGCGATTTGAATTACTGCATTTTCCAATGCTGTTTCGTTCAAGTCTGTTGGAGTTGATTGAGTGTTGCTGTTAGTGCCACCTGAAACAAGTGGGTGAGCTGTGTTAAATAATGAAACGCCATCACCGCCGTAATAAGCAGCAGCAGTGTTGAATCCATTATTAAGAACTGCAGCAGCCTTAACTTGTTTTGTGTAAGCCATAGCGCGAGCTAAAGCCTTTGTGTAACGTGCTGATAAAGTATCATACAAGTTATCTTCTACAGCTTCTTCTGTTAAAGAAAAGCCAAGAGCGATAGTTTGATGATTGTATCGAGCTGTCCAAGCTTCTTGAGCATTGTCATAAGCGATGGCTGTGCCTTCGTTTTTAACTGGTGCTGCTGAGAAACCTGATAGTTTTGTTTCTTCTTCGAATGAACGTTCTGAAGTCTCTGTTTCGTAGATTTCTTTATGTTCTTCGCCGTAACGTTTATATTCTAAACCAAATAGTGCATGTAGTCCTGGTAAGAGCTCTTTAAGGAGCTGTGCGCGTGAAATAGCCATGTTTTATTCTCCTTAGATACCAGTTGGGTTGTTATATGAATGAGCGACTGGATTAAATTTAACCAAGACGTCAGTATATGCATCACCCACTGTTGATGTTGTACTCTCAACGAAATCTACAATACGGAACGCATAACCAGAAGTAGTTGCAACAGTAGCACTAATTGCTGTGTTTGAATTGCCTGTAGTTGTTGAACCTGTAGATGTTGATTGAACTGCTGCTAAAATAGCATTAGAGCCAAGTGTTGCTTGAGCTAATGAACCATCAGCTTGAACTTGGAATAATGTATTGTAATCGTCAACAACATAAGCCATAGCATCTGACGCTACTGTACCAGTTGGCCAGTATTGTGAAAATGTTAATTGCTTAGTTGATGGGTTTGTGTAAGTGCAACCTACAAAAACACCGATTGTGCCTGCTGGGAACGGTGTTGAGTTATCACCATTCGTTGTTACTACTTGGATTGTACCTGCAGCTACAATAGAAACTACTGAACCGTAGTATATATTTGAAGCGTAGCCGGAAGCAATCTTGATCTGACGTGTACTACCAGCATATGGTAGACCGCCAATTTCATTTACGGGTTTAAAGCCGTACGGGGTTGCTGTTGCTGACATAATATGTCTCCTTTGTGTTATTTACCTTTACCGAATGACGATGTAGCTTTCTTATCTGAGAAAAGAGGCATACGAGGATCATTCTGTTTCATAAAGCTGTTGTCAACTGCTTCGGCTTGTTGTTTCGCTATGTTTGCATAGTGGGCCTTACGTTGTTCAACAAACTCTTCTGGAATTTTACATAATAATAGTCCACCAATTTCAACTCCGTCTTTGAACCGAGCATTTTGGTCAACCATTATTCTCATTTCAGGGTGGTCCGCTAATTTAACGGGCTCCCATCCTTCACGCATTTTAGAAGAAACATTTAGATTATCAGCTTCGTTTAATAGACTAGTTCTGATCCAACGGTATGCCCATCCGGGTACCTTTTTAAATTCAGGTAATAGGGAGGCAGGTTTCCAGCTGTCTGCACGTTGAAAGTCTTCTCTTGTATCTATTTCACGATCTGTTCTGTTTGTATTATCCATTTGCATTCTCCAATTTTAAAGTTTCTCTTGCATATTGTTCCGGTGTTAGCCCAAATTTCTTAGCTAACGCTACTTGTGTCTTCGTCAATCGTACTTTTTTAGGCGCGGTACTACGCGTTGCCGGAGCAACTACAGTCGAAGGTTTAGTGCGCTGGGCGGGTTGGTCCTCGTCTAGCGTTGCATCCCCAAAGTTTTCTGGGAATCGTTTTTGCATCGTACTATCTATACGACGGTAATATTCGTCAGAGGTAGGACTGATCCCACTTCTAACTAATTTCTCATGTAAGCCTAATGCAAGGCTTGTCATTTCTTCATCTTTACCAAACCAAGTATTTTTATCTTGCCAAGCGGAAGCTTTGGCGTCTGGTTTATATGAAGCTTGTTCGTTTTGTTGTATATATACCTCTTTTTCGTTGTTTTGTAAAGAGTTATCATACTGTCTTTGATATGTTTCCGTTTGAGATAAGCGTAATTGAGCATCATTCATCTTTTGCTGAGCTTCAATAATCTTATCTTTATCACCTAAATCATATGCTTCACCATAATCTCGTTTAGCTATAGACAAGTGCTGTTCAAGTGAATCTTTAAGTGTTTTTAAATATGCTTCTTCGCCAGTACTTAAAGTACTTTTTAATTTTTTATTTTCTTCAGCTATTTGTCTAGCATATTTAATAGCTTCTTCACGTTCACGATCAGCAGATTCTTTAGCACGTCTTTCGTCATGCCAAACTTTTTTAAGCTGCGCCATACGTTGTTTAACACGTTCAGAATAATCTTCTAAATTGTCATTTTCTAATTCGTCTACTTTTTCTTTAGGTAAGGGTTCTTTACCTCTATCAGCAGCGGGAATGTCATCGTCTGTAATTTCAAGATCAATGTCGTCTGCTTTTGTTTCTACTGTAACTTCATTTTTTTCTTTTTGTATAGAAACTTCTTTTTCATCAGGCAATGTGTTACCTGATATTTCATCGTCATCTGGATATTCAAAAACAATATCTCCATCTTTTACGTCAGCCATATATTACTCCTTATGCGCGAGTGTAGCCGCGAGGATCAGCAACAACCCCCTCAACTGTATCGTCGTTAATAATGCGGAATTCTCTTCCGTGAATTTTAAATCTAGTACCCGCGTATGCACGCGTTAAAACAAAATCACCTTCTTTACACCACGGACCAGTAGGAAATCTTGCTTCATCTTTATAAGCTAAATCACCTACTTTAACTACAAACAAAACTACAGTTGAATGTTCTTCTATAGTTCTAGTTGAATCTGCTTTGACAATACCGCCTTGATAAGTTTCTGAAGCATCTGGAATTGCACAAAGTATTTTGTATCCTTTAGGTTCTGGTAACTGTAAACCCCGTTCTTCGATAGGTATATCTTCTACTTCTACTGCATCTACCGATGGAATATTAATTGGTCGACCAGCAGCATCAACTAAATTTTTATTCATTGTGAGTATTTGTTCACTCATCTGAGTTCTCCATCTTATTTACGATGTCGGCAATAATACCTTGTATAGTATCGCAAGCTCTTATATATCCTACAGCAGATTGATAATGCGCATAATCTTTTGCAGAACCTTCAGCAATTGAATTTAATACATCTTTGCGTTTCTCAGCTATCTTGTTGATTAATAGCTCTAACGTTGGGTCTATCATTTACTACTCCTTTGGTTGTTGTTGATCCTTTTTATTATTTGATAATTGCATATCTTGTTGTTTGTGAACTGCTTGCATACCTAACTCAACTCCGCGAGCTTGTTGATCTGCTTGTAGTTTTTCTTTATCAAATGTTGTTTTTGCTCCAATTTTTACTCCCTCAATACGCTCTTGAGAATCCATTTTAGCTTTATCAAGTTGTAATCTAGCTTTATCTATTTCAATATCGGCCATTGTTTTTTGGGCTTTAATTTGAATTTCTTGTGCTTTAAGTTGAAGTTCTTGTTGTTGCATTTGAATAAGCGGATCTTGTGCTTGCTGTTGTGCGGTTTGTTGTTGAGTTTCTGCAGTATTTTTTTGCAATAACTGTTGAGCTGCTTGTGAAGCAAGTCTAGATATTTGTACTTCCTCTTCCTTAGGAATTTCATCTTCAGGATTAGGTAGTGGTATGCCTAGTTGATCTTCAATTTGTTTTCTATATTCAAACGCAATATGCTCATTAATATGAGCCATTGCAGCTGCTTGTATTACTTGAGCTTGAGGGTTTTGACCTATAAGTTGTGCAATCTTAGGATCTTGCATAGCGGCCATGTGCACTTTAATATGTGCTTCATGATCTTGATATATAAACGCTTTAACAGGTGTACCATTGATAAGAGCCATATTTTCAGTTACAGGATCTTTAGGTTTCTTATCTTCTGCAGCTGGAATAAGTTTACCAATGTTTTTAACACCTAATACCTCTAACATTTGTTTATTAAGTTCTGCTAAATCATAAATCTGTGGATTAGCTTGTGCCATTTGCATAACTGCTTGATATTGTACAACTTTTTGGGACATTGTTGCAGCATTTGGATCAGATACCGGTATAACATCTACATTATCGTAGTCTGCTTGTTTAGCACGTCTATCACCTACATCTGGATCATAAGAATATTCTTCTGGAGTGTAGTCTCTAATAATACCTTTAAGTAACTTAAACTCTTGTTTCATCGCATAGTAGATACGCGCTTGAATAGCTGATGTTACTTTTAATGTACGTTCAAGAATTGCTAATGTAGTTCCAACAGGAGCATTAGCTGACATATCAGAAACTTTTAAGCCTTCAGCGTTAGCAAATGCACGGCCTTGTTCAATGATTTGATTCATCAACATATTAAGAACTTGTGAAGGCTCTTTATACGGTAATGGTAAGATGTTATCGCGGATAGCACCTGATGGTACATCTACGTCTCTCCATTCACCTGGAGCGATAGGAGTATCATCCCCTTTGATACGAAGTCCTCTTGACTTCATACCGCCTGGTAAGTTTGATAGAGTACCTGCGTCTACAAGTTGACGTAAGATCATAGTACCTGATTTTGCAAAAGCACCTATCAAATGAATTAAACCAAAGCAGTAAAAACCAAAACCTGGAATGTAGCCATAGTGAACAAAGTGTTGACGTTTAGCTTTTAATTTATCATCTGGATTCCAATTACGACGTATAGCTAGAATAGTACCTTGGCCTTTTTCAATAGTTACTACATAAGGTAAGGCAATCCCATCTTCTGAATCACCATTATCTAAATCTAAATTAACATGCATCTCAAGGATTTTAAATCTATCATCTTCTGAAGGATTAAAACCTAGTTTCTCTGCAATTTTTTTCTCTGCTTCATCAATGTCTAAGAACGGCTCCCCTAAATCTATATCTCGGTAGAACCCAGCTACCTGTAATTTTTTTAATTCATTAGGCGTTTTACGCATAACATGAGTTACACGTTCTGTTGTTTCTAGATTAGACGCGCCATAAGGCACTACCATATCTTCTGCAGGAACATACATCGCTACTTGACGTTCTAAGTTAGGATCGTAATAAACTTTCTTGAACGCATTACCGGCTAGTCCTAGTCCCCATAACATGCGTTCGTGTTCAGGTCTGTATTCTGGCATCGTGTCTGTTAACTGATAGTTCATGTCTTCTTGAACTCGATGTGCAGCTGCTTCTTTTTCTGGAGTTTGTTTACCTACAATAATTGTTTTAACAGGACCCGCTGCTGGAAATGTCTCCATCATAGTCTCTGCTTGGAATTTGACTAGCGCTTCAGTCATGAGTGGATGGTACACGTTACATGCACCTGGCCATGGTTCTGTTCTATCTTCTACTTTAAGACCTAGTAATTCTAAACCATCTACATATGTAGTTAGCCAATCTTTTCTTGAATTAACATCGGCATCAAACTCACCTATCAAATCACCTGACAACTCTGTCAACTGACTTTCATCCATTTCTTCTGCTAAGTTATCATTAAACTCATCATCTTGTTCTTTACCAGGAATAATAGTAATCTCCATGCTGCCATCATCTAGTGTTACTGAGTCTGGGTTTTCAATCTCAATACTTAGCGCAGTGGTTTCTGGGTTTTGTGGATCTTGATCTAGTCCCATTGGAGCTTGGTATATACTTTTATCTACATTATCTGCCATAATTTATCCTTTTATTCCGTGTCGTTGATTCCATCTATCTTCATTCCAAAACCATATGCGTCTATATCTTTTTGTGTAGCGTCTTGCATTTTTGTCTGAGGTTCGCATTTTAATAACGCGCTTTCTTAAACTAAACAAACCAACAACTTTGTAAACAATCATATTGAGTACAGTCTATTCCTAGAACTTCTAAATCCTGGTATATCTTCAGCTTCATCGTTTGGTAGTTTTATGAACCCACCTTGTCGGAACCTCATTAACGCCATAGTAGTGCTATCCACTTGGTCATCGTTGGCACCTGACGGAAAGTCATTACACTCCTCAACAAGTTCATGAGCCCAACGTTTATCTGGAGCCCATACTATACCAGATCTAAAGAGATCTGCCACGGAGTTAACGCGGCTAATCTTATCTTGACCTTTGCCTGGTGTAAATTCCCCTAGCGGAACACCCATCCTTCTCATCTCTTGATAGAGAGCGGCTCCGTTGGATTTCTTTTCTACTATGAGTGCGTCTGGTTCCCATTCCTTGTACTCACGAAGTACTAACTCCTTTAACTCCGGGAACTCTAATCGTTCTTTAATTGCATTTAATAGTATTATATTATAATTATTGGTCTCTTCGTTAAAAAAGACACCCCACGTAGTTAACGAATTATAATCGGCTCTATTGTTAGCTTCTTGTGCAGCATCCAGAGACATGATTGTAAACTCGCAGCTTGGTGGATCTTCTTTTTCCCATATATTCCACCACTCACGTTTAATGAGAGCGCCTTCTTCTGACACTGGGTTCTGTAAGTATTGAGCATTCCAGTATCGTACATCTAGTGCTGCCTTCTTTGCCTGTAATTCTTCTAGTGGCCAAAACTCAGGCCAAAGACTTTCTTCTTCGCCCGCTTTGTTTTCAATAATCGCTGGAAATTCAACGACTTCCCAATCGTCAACTCCTTCAGTCTTTATCATTTGGTTAACTATTTGGCCGGTCAAGTCTAGCTTAGACCACCTAGTCATTACAACAATAATCGCGCCGCCCGGCATAAGACGTTGTATTGGGCCAGACTGAAACCACTCCCAAGCAGGCAGAAAAACATCCGGTCGTCCCAACTTGGCATCTTGCTCCGAGTGTGGATCGTCAATGATAAATAAATCAGCCCCGCGACCAGCGAGGGCACCACCAACACCAATAGCAAAATACTCTCCATTATGATTTGTTCCCCATCTACTTGCTGACTTACTATCTGCTTGTAACTCTACATCAGGGAAAATATCACTATAAGCATCAGAACTGACAAGGTTACGAACACGTCGACCAAAGTTAACTGCAAGGTCAGCAGTATGAGATGCCATAATAATCTTCTTGTGTGGGTACTTACCCAAAAACCAAGCCGGTGCCAAATATGAAATGAGCTCGGACTTTCCGTGTCGCGGAGCAATGTTAACAATAACGCGTTTCTTTTTCCCGTTAGCGATATCTTCAAAGATTTGAGCCAATCGCTTATGATGTGCACCAACCATGTAACCAGGGTAGACATGTTTTACAAACTCCAAAAATTTATTTTGTCTTAAATCTAATGCTCTTGTTTTTTCTAACTCTTCTAGCTCTGCAAGTAATTGTATCTGTTCATTTCTTGGAAGCAAGCTTATATTAGCTAGAGCTTTTTGTACATCAGCTTCTGTAAAGCCAGAAATATCTAATGCCATACTATTCTTTTTCTGGAGTTACATCTACAGCATCTATAATTTCAAACGATGTGTCAATAGCAGAAGTAGTTCCTAATATTTTATAAAGCTTTGATTTGATTTGAGTTTCTAAATCTTCTTGGCTTAAATTCTTAACGGTAATTTCAGTCTTCTCTGAGAATAAACCTACATCAGAAATCTTACCTAGTAGTTCTAGGGCTTTTAATCTGTGTCTTGGATCTGATAATCCTGCATCTTCTATAAGTTTATTTGTAACAAACCGTCTCAACTGGACGGCTTCTTGTACAACTTGATGATCATAATCCGAAAGCATCGTAAATAAGTGCTGAACCGTAGCCGGCGTATTTAATGCCTTATTTGTAGCAGCATTTAAAGTGTTTGTGGCTTCAGGATCAGTAAAACGTTTGAATAATTCAGCAGCTTCTTGCTTTTCTATAGTAGATATAGGTATATCGGCTCCCGCTTCTAGTAAAACTTTAGCTGTATTGGCAGCAACTTTTACTTTTTTATCTAAAGTGGTAGCTTCTTCGGCCTCAAAGTCATCAGGCAGGGGTTTATTTGGGTCTGGTATGATTGTTATTGCCATAAAATGTCGCTGTTTACACCTTAGAAATTTATTTGCAGCTATTGAGGGCAATATATAGTAAATTGTTATATTAATCAAGTACTTTTTTGATACAATGAGTTATGAAAACCACGCTGACTAAAAAGAATTTAGAGATACTCTATAACATGGCATGTCAAATGGCGCCTTTCAATACCCTTCCTATGCCTAAGTCTCGTAAAGTTAAGTTTAAAGTTATTAAAAACCCTAATATATATGGTTGTTTTGATGAGCATGAGATGGAAATTCAAATAAGTTCTAACGCTTGTGGGCATTTCACTACTATCTTCCAAACTCTTTTGCATGAAATGGTCCACCTAGCTCTCTATGTTCGGGGTGATGATGATTTCCATGAGCATGGTCCTAAGTTTCTTCGCATCAAGAACGTCTACTCGGAGTTATACAACTTCGACCCCAAAGCAATCTAACCCGTTTTTTTTAAATTTTTTATAAAAATTTTTTTGAAATGCCTTTTATTTTGATGACGGGGGGTGTTTCCTTTTTTCAATTTTATAAAACTACCATATCATTTGTGTAGTTCCCAGTGAATACAGACGGGGACGAGGCTCATCAAATAATGGGGTCATAGGGGGGGACTAGGGGACAAAAAGCTGGACTTTGTCTAGTTTCTATGCTATAATTCTTCACATGAACTGAAAAATATATATGTCTTTTCTTTTCATTGGGACTTCTGCGTAATTTTACGCACTTGTCTTATTTAATTAAACTTTAAAAACGAAAGCGAGAACTATTATGTCAAAGAAACCTAGTCTTAAAAAAGCAGTAGCAGAAGTTAAGAAAGCAGTATTTTGTATGAGTGCTGACGATACGCTATCACTTGAACAGGGCGTTATTCAACCCTTTGAACAGGTTGTAGCTAATCATAAAAACAGCGAGGAATTAAAGCATTTAATAGCCGAAAATCTAGCGTCAATTCTAGGAACTACACCGAGCTATGAATTATGGAACGCTTGCCACGATAACACCGAGAAAGCCGTTATTACTTCAATGAAAATTGAAGAGGCTACATTCAAAAATATTTGGGCTAGTATCGTTAAGCTATTAGGCATTATGTATGATTTGGAAAAGCCTAAAGCGAAAAGTGCAGAGGCTATCAAAAAGGCAACGCAGAGAGAGAAAGCAAAATCAATGACGGGACTTGATGGAAAAGATTATCTAGTTTCCGAAGTTGATGACGCTAACCTTGAAAAACTTTTTGGACTTCGTGGAAAAGCTGAACTAGTTAAGCGTGAACTAGAAAACGAAAAAGAAAGCGAGAAATTGCAAGTGAAAGCTAAAAAAGCCAACGCAGATAATTTCCTAGCTAGAATGAAAACCCTAGTAAAAGAAAAATATGACTTTGCTATGTATTTGGATACTAACCTAGCAACCTTTGAAGTAGAATTTGAGGATAGTAAACATAATCCTGCGAAGTAAACGAAGTTAAAAAAGTAATATTAAGGGATAACGATTAACTTCGTTATCCCTTTTTTTTCGTCAAAATTTTGGGGACACAATCCCCACGATGACCGTGACAATAAAGAGTAGGTGAGGGGGACTTATATAACGAAGTTAACTTCGTGGCTACATCTTTTAGCATGTTGTATTATAACACGCATAAGTTGTATTATAACAAGGTCTGTTTTATTACTTAATAATCAAGGACTTACAGACTTGACTTTGTTGGGGTAGTGTTTTATTACTGTAAAATCAATGACTTACGCAAGTGCTTAAAAAAAGGCAAGTGCTTGTATTATATATATATTTTATATTATAACATTATAACACGACTTTTGAAAAAGGCTTCAGCCAGAAAAAAGTTTTACTAATTTAACTTCGTGGCATAGCCGATTTTATAAATTCTCCTGCCCTTTCTCCCAGCCCACGCAATGCTGTTTAGCGTGTTATAATGTATTATTACTTATAAATCAATGACTTAGCCTGTTATAGATGATTGGACTTTGTCAATACTTCTGTTTAAGTGTTTTATAATCAAAGACTTATCGTGTTATAAATGAATGGACTTTGTCCATAACAAAGTTAACAAAGCTAATGAAATCAAGCACTTGGTATTATAACACGCACTTTGATTTTTCAGAGACAAACCCCTACAAACTATAGGGACAAAATTTGGTGGTGACCGTTCGTTCGTCTAGTCGGTGAGCCTTAAAATTTTAACCTTCCCTTGAAACCAATCCACGAAGTTAACCAAGTTAATTAAATCCCCCCTATATATAAAGACATCTACCTTGACAATGTCAACTAGCTATGCTATAATAATATTCATGCGTGGGGTATTTCGCATATAAGAAATGACTTATTTAACTTTGTGACATCTGCGTAATTTTACGCAATTGTCACTTTTTTTTAGGGAGAGCATGATGTCAGATATTTGGTTAGGCACTATGAATAAAATTATCAATTCTTACCGAGCAGAATGGGATAAATATCCATTCGGTAGTCGTGCAATGGATAAGGTGATTGATGCAATAGTAGACAAGCACAAGCTAGAAAAACAAGTTGTTCAAGAAATCATCTACTCTTGGAACTATGGTTATATTGACGCAGATGATGTTGACTTGGGTGAAAAGGTTGGTATTGTCAATCCCGAATGGGAACACAAACCCGAAGCTTTCCTTGTATTCAAAGCAATTCATCAGATGTTTGCACACGACAATTCATTCTATTTTGAAAGGTCTGGAGGGTATAAATCATGATTAGTATTTATGATTGGTATATAATGGGAGTCTGCGTATTTTTGTTGGTGCTTTATATATTATTAACTTTTATTGATAGAGAGGATACCAAATGAGTGATATTACTTATATCTTTTTGCAAATGTTATTGTTGTTGGCTTATGGTTGCTATGTTGCCTATCGTGTAGGTTATAAAAAAGGGCAAGATAGTGTATGGAAAAAAGTGAATGTATTTAAAACATGGAAGGAAGTCAAATGAAAACGAAAGCAATATTTAAGTCACACGCATCACCAAGTTATAAAGGTTATGACAGGGAAATTTACATGTCAGAATATACACCTATAAACAAAGAGCATTACAGACGACTACGCTTTTGTGCAGTTGTGTCTGTAGGTATCAATATCTTTTTACTTCTAGTCATGGTAATAAGATGAACATTGACCAAGTAAAAGAGTATGTGACCACGCAGTTAAAGTCGTATAGGGTTAAAGATATCCTAGATAACTTTAGTGACAAAGAGTGGTTGAGTATGTATAAACAGATAGCACCGACCAAGCCACACGAAGTGCAACGCAGACTTATTGACTATGCAGTTATGGAGTTAGATAAGTTTAGGTATGTCTTATATAAAGAAAGGCACTATGAAGATTTACTCATAGACAAAGCATGTATTGAGTGTTTGCGTTGTGAAGATGTGTTTTGTTCCGAGAGGAAGTATTATGTCAGACGCCCTACGAGTGATTAAAATTAGCGAGGTTAACAAAACTAATCTTGTAAAAGACTTTTTACTTGAAATGTTAATAACGGAACAATGGAGTGCTAGGTTTTTAAATATGTTGATAGAAGATGATGAAGAACGTTGGTCTAATCACATAGCTGACTACATATTTGATTTAGGGTATGTAGAAAAATCTAACAAGATAGATTACAAGTATAAAATATCTAGTAAAGGAAGGAAGTATCTTGAACAACATGGAAGATATGGAAGTATTGCCGAGTGAGATTAAAGACTTACTTATAACTTGGTTATTTAAGTTTGGGCATAAAACTATACCCCAAAATACTGCGTGGGATTATTTAGTAGATGATGCCAATCTTAACTATGATATTAATGCAACCTTAAATGCATGTTGTGAAGCAGGATACATAGATAAGATAGAAGAAGAAAAAGGTTATGGTATAACAAGCAAAAAATATCAATTACATGATGAGGGTGTGAAGTTTTTAAATGGATAACGAAATTAAAGTCTTTCTACTTGAGTGGTTACTCAATCATGGTCGTGATGTGGTTTGGGATATACATGTTAAACAACTTAGTAGGGAACAATGGGATTTGCTTGGTAAATGTATTCGCTTTGGATACATAGATAGTTTGCAAGACCCGTTTAATAAACACCAAAGTAATAAACTATCAGATGAAGGTTTGGAGTTTTTAAACAAAGGAGAAAAGTATGAGCAATAAAATAACAATGGTAATAAGTATCAACTCTGATACTGTGTCTCGGTTTTTGTTTGATGACTACATAAACGCTTGTGCTGACGCAGGTTTGATGATAAGGTATGAGCCGTATACATCAGATATGTATGCAGAACTCAATGACAAAGCACTAGAAATTGAGAAAAAACAAGCACTTACAGAACTTGAAAATGAAATCTTAAACAATACCTGTATCAATGGGACTTGCGAAGACTAATATAAAGGAGAACTCTATGAAACAATCCACCAATACCTTTTTATCAAAGGCACACTAGTCTACTTCTAGACTAAACTTTAACTCGTATAAACAAATATAAAGGAGGTCAGTATGATTGACCAAGCTTTGCTTTGTCTCGCCACGACCATATACATGGAGTCTGCTCATGAGCCACATCAGGCTCAAGTGGCAGTAGGCTATGTATTAATGAGGCGAGCCGACTTTGATAAAAAGAATGTGTGTGCCGAAATGAAACGACCATATCAGTTTAGTTGGTATGGGTTAGTGCAACCACCTTCGGTAATTAGACAACAGTATTTTGATATTGCTTACAAGGTATTACATCGCCTTGAAGTTGATTATAGTTATGGTGCAACAAACTTCCATGACACTACCATAAAGAAACCAAAGTCATGGACAAGATTAGAACCTGTAGTTAAATGGTCTAATCTTATTTTTTATAAACAAAAAGGAGAGAGATATGCAAGTGCAAATTGAACTAAACTCAGACCAAATAGAACAGATATTGTGTGAAGGTTTGAAACAAGCTTACGAAGTTAACTTAACTTTTCCCGATGAACCCGACTATGAAAAGCTACACCAAGCGTTTCAAGTATTACTTCCATACTTTATAGGGGAAGAAAACTATTTGCAGTTTGTAGTTAAAGCTAAAAAGAGTGCTGATAAAGTATTAGAGCATGACAAGAAGTTAAAGAAGTATGGTAAAGCTTTAGCTGACGCATACGGGGGGCTATGATGTCTAAACTAGATGTTGTATGCCTAGCCATAATTATAATTACAATACTATGGTTTATTGGGGGAGTTATTGAATGTCTATACCATTTACTTATGCTGTTGTAGATGATGACGGAGAAATCTTACGCAAGTATAGATGGAGTGCTAAAGAGGCGAAGTGGCATAAAGAACAAGGGAGTAATGTCATTAAGCTAGAAGTCATTAAAGAAGTAGAGGTAGATGTTATGTCTTTAGTAGGAGAGTGTTTATTCTAATGTATACCAAGCTAGATGATTGGCGTCATGCCAACAAAGTTAACGAAGTTTTATTAAAAGAACCTACTGCTACCAAAAAACATATTAGTAGTGTGTTAGGACTTTGCGATGCACGATTAAACTATTTGCATAGTCAAGGACTTATTAACATACAACATACTTATAGGAGAACTTATGAACAAAGAACAAAGACGAGCCATACGCAAGTTTGAAACATGGCAGTTGAGAAAGTTTGCGTCAAACGCAAAAAAGGGTTATCACTTTTTCCAACCCGATAGCGTGCCGAAACCTACACCCCGTTCTGCTTACGAAGCTTGGCGTGGGGTATATACAAATGGGGACAGTGACCGTAGACAAGAGAAGTATATGACATGGACAATCTATGCGTTTGTGATTGCGTATATTGCGTTTTTAATTTGGAGAGAATATGTATCTATGTAAATGTGGGAACGAGATAGCTGATGAACGCATAGCCATAGGTTATCATGTGTGTCTTAAGTGTGGAGAGAAGAACGCACTTAATTATAAACATACGATTGTGCCTATGCCGAAGTCAAACTATATTGTTGTAACTGATTTAGAACTACTAAAAGGGCTTAATTCTTCACACAAAAGTAAGTAATTTTTTTGAGACTTTTGACTTGACATTGTCAAGTAGGTATGCTATAATATTTGTAAGAGTAGTAAAAGTAGTATGTATTTTAACCTGTGACAATTGCGTAAATTTACGCACATGTCACTTTTTTTTATGGAGAGCAATCATGAAACAGGATATAAAAAGCGAGCAGTATCAAGCCAAGTTATTAGGTGAACTATTCAAATCATATGGGTTAAATCATGTAACCCCTATCCCTTCCGAAACAAATTACAAACTAGCAGTATATTTAATGAAAACCAAAGGAGAGAAAAATGCAAAACATCTTTCCAAATAAACAAGAAAAAGAAACACTCTTAACTCAATTAAATCTACTTGGTGCAAAGCATGTGTATGTGGAGTTCCGAGGTGGTGGTGATGAAGGGCAAATAGAAGGTGTCTTTTATAGAGATAGGAATGATGATGTTCACGACATACCTACTGACATGATTGCTTGGACACAAATTGCCTATGGTAATAAACCCCTTGAAACAAAACAGATGTCGTTATATGAAGCACTTGAAGACTTATGTAGTCGTGCATTAGATGGCACAGGGTTGGATTGGTATAACAACGAAGGTGGTCAAGGTGAGTTTACGATTGACTTTACTGAAAGCCCTCCAAAGATAAGCTTGAATGTCGGTATCAACACTATGACAACAGATGATTATAACTACGACATGGACGATGAGGAGGACGAAATATAATGAATACTCATTACCATTCTAAAACATCTGTAAAGAAGTGGGGAGGTGTTGAGGCAGACTATCAACCTATCCATGATTGGTTTGATGCAACCAAAGAATGTTTTGCTGATGCAAGACACAGGGCTATTCGTCATCACTCACAAGGTATCTTTGAATGTGAAAGACAATTCGGGTTATTTATTGTGAATAGTGATGGTCGTGAAGTGCCTACAAGACTTATCGGTGAACAACATGTTAAAGAAGATTGTGGTGGGTGGATACCTAGCATGCAAGATTGGCTTATTAACATGAAGTTTGTTAGTTGGATGAACAGAGGTTATGACTT